CCCGGTGATGACCGCCTCGCTATGCTTGTAATAATGGCCGACCAGCAGGTGCATGGCCTGCTTGACAGCTTCGGGCACGGAATCGGCTTCCGCGCCATAGCCTGCCTTGAAATGCGCCGTGACGGCATCGGCCCGCACCGCCAGCGCCGGATTGACCCCGTCCCCAAGCACCAGGAAGGCCCCATGAGAATCAAAGTCGGTCCGGTAATCACCGGGATCCATCAGCACCTCGGCGCCGCCATCGGCCGGCCAGTAGCGCACCCCCTCGATGGACTGGACATTGCCGATCCCGAACCGGATACGGGACCATTTCGGGCCCCGAATGGCCCAGACCTGGTCGAGCAGGCAATTCCTGAGCACGCCCCACGGCCCGTCAAGATAGCTCGTCACCGCCGCGATCAGGCTCGCCAGCAGGGCATGGTCATCATCATGCGCGATCCGCAGGTTCTGCATGACCGACTCGATCGACAGGACCTTGTTGGTCGGCGCCGTGACAAGAAGCGGGCGCATGGATCAGCCCAGCCCGGCGAGATTCGGCTCGCCGGACGGTTCGCCCTTAGTCTCGGCTTCCGTTTCCGTTTCAGTTTCCGTTTCGGTTTCCGTCTCGGCTTCCGTTTCGAGCAGCAGGGCCGTCTCGGCCTCTGGCTTGCCTTTGCTCCTGCCCGTCCGGCCCGTCTTGCCATCCGTGCCGCGCTGGCTGACCGATTGAGGCGGCACGGATTTGGGCGCCGCCCCTTCCGGATAATCCTTGTCGGCGCCGACGGCCTTTGCCGCCTTCTCCAGTTCGGGCGGCAGCACATCGCCCGGCCGGTAAGTCACCGGATAGATCTTGCCTTTCGGCACACCGCGAAACACCTGCTTGACTTTCATTGCACCATTTTCCTTCTCTGTCCGGTTTTCAGTGGCTCTCAACAAAAGAGGGCGGGCCGCATGGCCCGCCCTCTAAATGTATCGCGTCAGTCTCCGCCCTAGGCGTTGATGGCGACGCGGTGATAACGGCCCCATTCCGGGTTCCACAGCCCGCCGCCGACACGCTTGGTCGTGTAGAACAGCACATAGGGCTTGGCCGTGTACGGATCGCGCAGGATGCGGATGCCGAGCCGGTCGAAGATCCGGTAGACCATCTCCATGTTGCCATAGAAGACGGGAATGGCGTCAGCCGCTACATCCGGCATGCCGGACAGTTCCATGACCGGAGATCCGAGCAGCGTCGATGGTTGGTTGGCCGCCAGTGTCGGCGCCCAGATCAGGTTGCCGTCGCCATCCTTCAGCTTCCGGACAACCGCCATCGTCTTGCGGTTCATATAGAATCCGGCGCCCTGCGACCGGTCGGACGGCAGGTCATATTGCAGGTCGATCAGGCCGTCGGTCGCCAGGGCTGCCGCCAGGCCGGAATTGACCTCGAGGATCGGGCCGAGCGGATGGCGCAAGGGCGCGGCAAGCGCCGCTTCCGTGGCCGCATCAAAGGTCAGCAGGCCGCGCGGCTTGTTCGTGCCGTCGCCGGAGAGGAAGGCCGTCCCTTCCTGCGTCGCGAACTCGGTCTCGACCTCACCGGACAGCCAGGCGGCAAAGTCAATCTCCGCATCGTCGAGCAGCTGCTGGGTTGCGCTCGGATTGGCATAGATCTCACCGAAGCTGTAGGCATAGGCCTTCAAGTCCGGTGAGGTCGTTTCTCCGCGCGCCGTCTCTTCGCCAACCCAGCCCGAACCGGCGCCATGCAGGTTGAACAGCTTGATGAAGCCCTGCCCGGTCACGTTCTGCTGGCTGGCAAAGCGCCTCATCGGCGTGATGTCCACCCGCGCATCGGTGATTGTGCGGTCCCATTCGATCGGGGCCAGGTGACCGCCCTTGTCGGCCGTGCCGACAGAACCGGCCGCATTGACCCGGTTGATCATTGTGGCCTGCAGGTCACCACGCGCGAGGCCGAGCTGGTCGAGCTGGCGCTCGCCATCGCCGGTCCGCATATAGGCGGCCCAGGCCTGTTGGTGAGCCTGCACCTCGGCCGAGACCTGCGAACCCGGTTCGCCGCGCGTGCCGAGCCGCAGCTGCTCGATGTCGGTATTCTGGGCATCGATGGCCGCCTGGATGTCGGACATGGCTGCCTGCAGGCGGTCTTCCTTTTCCTGCAGCAGCACGTCCTGGTCGGACGTGCGTTGCGTCATCGTGGCCCTGAATTCGTCAAAGGCCTGGTTGAGGGACTGGACAAGCGCCAGAGCGCTCGTGTCGGAGCGGACCGAGACAATGCCGCGGATCTCGCCGGTATGAAGATGGGCAGGTTTCATGCTGCTGCTTCCTTGATTTTGGTAATGAGGGATTGAACCGCAGCGTCAAAGCCGGGCTCGGTGGATGGATCCTCACGGGCAGCGCGCGGCTTGCCTTTCAGGTCCGAAAGAAGCGCGCGGCATTCTTTGCGGGTCAGATCCGGATTCTGTTTCTTGAGGGCCCAGGCCGCGCGGACTTCCGCCCGCTGCGCAATGCTGGCCGTCGGGTCACCGGTCTCAACCGGGGCATCGTCCAGCAGCGCATCGGCAAAGCCGGCATCGACTGCGGCGCTGCCGGTGAACCATGTCTCGGCATCCATCCAGGCCGCGACATCGGTTTCCGAAGCGCCCGTGCGCCGGGCATAGAGGCGCGCCATGGCCTCGTCGAATTGCCCCAGCGTATCGGAGACTTTCTCGAAATCATTGCGGTCGCCGATCGCGATCAGCCAGGCATTGTGGATCATGATCGAGGCATTGTCGCCGATCAGCAATTCATCGGCGGCCATGGCGATGACCGAGGCCGCCGAAGCTGCCAGCGATATAACCTTGACCGTCACGCGGCCCTTGTGCTCGCGCAGCAGGTTATAGATCGCGCCGCCCTCGAAATAATCGCCGCCGCGCGAATTGATCACCACCTCGACATCACCGGTCATGGTCTCCAGCTGGCGCGCCACGGATTTCGAGGTAACGCCGCCGCCGGTCCACCAATCCTCGCCGATCGTCTCATAGATCTCGATACGATTGCCGGCCTGGGCAGACGGCGCCCGCATCTGCGGCTGCCAGCGGGCCATGACATCATCACGCGGGCACCAGCTGAGCGTCTCGGATGCGGCGCCGGCCTCGAAGGCGGGCATGGCGGCAAGGCTCGCCATGAGGCGCAGGCCGGACGGCAGGAAGGATTTGGAATTAAGGTCGATGCGCATCATGTCAGTCTCCTTGTCGCGCGGCAGACGCCATGTTTGGCGGCGGATAGAAAATTCCCCCGGTGCCATCCGGGCGGGGCGGCATGCCCTCACGGGCGCGCACTTCGTCCGGATTCATCGCGCCGAACTGCAGCGCGCGGGTCCAGCCCGTCCAGCGTGTGGCGAAGTCGCCACGGATCAGGCCTGTGTCGTCGACCTTGGCTTCCAGCTTCATGTCATCGCCGAGCAGGTCGCGCTCGATGGCGCCCTCGAAGGCCTCGAACCAGTCGACCAGCGTATAGGTGCGAAAGCCGATCGAGATCTGTTCCATGCCGCCGCCGCCCAGCGCCGGAGCACCCTCCATGAAGCCGAGCAGGGCCGGAGGCACGCCGAGGAACATGGCGATTTCGATAATCGACAGCTTGCGCTGCTGGATGAATTCGGCATCCCGCGCTGACAGCTGCAGCTGCTTCATCTTGACACCCTGTTCGAGCACCAGCGTGCGGGTTGCCGGATCGGCGCCGCGATAATGGTCGATACTGTCGCGCAGGTTCTTCACGCCTTCGGCGCCGAGCTCATTGTCGGACTCAAGCACCGTGTCGAGGAAGTTGCCGTTCCGGAAGAACCGGCCCGCATGCTCCTGTCCCGCGTCGCCTATGCCCAGCACTTCCCGCGCATAGGACAGGACGGACCGGCCAAGCACGCCGTCGATCGACATGCCCCTGATATGCATCACCTGATCCTGCGCCAGGGTCATCCGCTGCCCGTCGCGCCGCGTGTAGGTATAGCGCAGGGCAAGATCGTCGAGCTGCTCGCAGGTGACATGGTCGGGATCCATCGGGATCAGCCGAAGCACCTGCCCGTCATTGAACCGGCTGCGCACCTTGTAGGAATAGCCATTGCCGCGCATCAGGACCGACAGCATCAGGTAGCGCTTGAAATCATACCCCGACTGCCAGCCATTCGGCTTGCGGTTGAGCAGCAGGTTCAGCGGATGATCCACCAGGACCTGCATCGAGGCCCGGTCACGGATATCGATGCGTGAGCCGGCCAGCACGCCGGTCAACAGGTTGACGCCCCGGTAGAACGCCGCCAGGCGCAGCGCGACATCACCTGTGACGGGCCGTCCGGTCGCGGCGACATTGCCGCCACCGGCGCGCAGGAATTCGGCGAGCTCCGGCGACGTGCCGAGCGCCCCTTCCGACCGCACATTCCCGGCCGCACCGGCCATCCACGAGCCGGTCATCCAGTCAATGACCGACGCAACAAAATTCCTGCTTTTTGCCATGATCAGATGACCAGCGCGCCGCGCGTCTTGTAGACGCTTTCGGAGATCGCTTCGCCATGGATCACGGGCGCCAGCGCATTGACGGCCGCCACCGCGCCATCGTTGCGTGCCGCCTTGGCATTCTTGAGAGGCCTGTATTGTCCGTTCACGTTATGCCTGACCTCCGTATTGGCGATGCACCAATTCATGATTTCGTGGCCCCCATGGACCAGCTCGCCGGCATGAACCTTCCGGCTGAATTCTGCCGTCGGCTGGGCCAGGACGGTGATTGTCTGCGGTACTTCCACGCAATGAATTCCAGCCTTCATGATGTGCTGGATCATCTGGTGGGCGAACGCCTTGTCATATCCGAGCGCCTGCACATCAAAATGTGACAGTGTGCTGATGATGTCTTTCTCGATGAAATCGAAGTCGACCGTATTGCCCGGCGTTTCTACCAGCAGCCCCTGCCCGATCCATTTCGGATAGGACACCGTATCGCCCGTTTCGCGCACGCGGGCATACTCGCCTGCGCACCAGAATTTCGAGCCAACCACCCACTTGCCGGGATAGAGATCGTTTTCCGGCTCGAACAGAAGGACGAGGGCCGAGAGGTCGCGCTCAAGCGCCATGTCGAGACCGGCCCAGCACTTGGCGCCTTTCAGGCGGCCAAAGTCGACTTGCCGCTCGCAACTGCCCCAGGTCTCTTTCCGGATCCATCCGGACACGCTGTCCGTCCACAGGTTGAGACGCAGCCGCTTGAAGCTGTTTTCCTCGGCCGGACGGCCATAGGCCTTGCGGAAGGCCTTGCGAAGCGCCGACAGTTTCGGCGCGCCATAGGCCAGGCCCGGATTGGCCTTGACCCAGCTGGCTTCGTCCTTCCAGTCGTCGCCCGGCCCCAGCGCGTAGATCCGCACATAGAGGTCGGGCTGGTAGACCAGGCCGCGCGCGACCTGCATCGCCCGCAGGTGAAGCTCGCCGCACAGCGTTTCCAGGTCGTGGCCGGCCGTCGTGATGAACACGAATAGTGGCTGGTTACGCGCGCCGTCTGCCGAGGTAATCGCCTCATACTGGTCGCGCTTTTTCCACTCATGCACCTCGTCCCCAATGGCGCCGGACGGGTTGAGGCCGTGCTGGTTCTTGGTCCCCATCGCTACGAACTTTGAATCCGAGCGCGGATGGTTCATGACAAATTTGAGCACATCGATCTGCTCGCCCAGCGCCGGATTGAGCTCCACCATGGCGGCGGCATCATCATAGACCAGCGCCGCCTGGTCGCGGCTGCCGGCAACGGCATAGACTTCGGCGGCTGGCTCGCGGTCGCCGACCATCAGGTAGAGCGCGATCGCGGCGGCAAGGGTCGATTTGCCGTTCTTCCGCGCGATCTCGACCCAGGCTTCAGTGAACCGGCGGAAGCCTTCCGGCGTCTTCCAGCCGAATATCTGCCGGATGATCTTGCGCTGCCAGCGCGCCAGCTTCAGCTTCTGCCCGCGCCACTGGCCTTTCTTGTGGACGCAGAATGTCTCGATCCAGCGGATGACGCGCTCGCCGGCATAGCGGTCGAAGAACCAGCTATTGCCATGCGTATCGGTAAAGCCCCAGATCCGCCGGTACTGGGCAAGGCGCTCGACCTCGCGGCCGAGCTGCCGGACACTCTTTTCGGCCGCCTTGGCCTTGTGCTCAAGCGGCCGCACCTGGTCAGCCTGCGCGCCGCGTTCCCTCAGCCGGTCTGCTTCGCTGCGAAACGAGGCGCACGTCTTCGCCAGCTTGTCCCGGCGTGCCTCCAGCTCCCCGATCCGGTGGCGCACTTCGGCGTGGGCTTCCCCGAACGCCCGCGCCGCCTCAGTTGAAGGATGTAGGGTCAGCGCGGTCTGACTGATCGTCTCCGCCATACCCGCCATCCGTGAATAGGTCTGCGCTGCCGCCGCCCTGCACGCCCTTGGAAATCAGGTTGGCGCGGGCGAGCGGCGAGCGGGCCAGCCGGTCTTCCAGCATCCGGATCTCCGGCAGCAGGGCCCGCTGGTATTTTGATTCAGGGCGCTCGCGCTCCAGGTAGGTCACCGTGCCTTCCTTGTGCTGGAACGTGGTCGGCACCTGGTAATAGCGCCCGCCCTTCTCGGCCAGGCGGTGCTCGGCTTCCCAATAGTCGCCGACCAGCTGGCAGTAGCGCATCCAGACCGTGCGGTCGGTATTCTTCAGCCGGCCAGAGCGCAGCATGCCCTGCGTTTCGGAGGTCCAGACCCGCTGGCCGAACGCGCTCAGCTCTTGCGGCGCGCCACCATCGATCAGGACATCGTCAGGTATCACGGCGCTGGCGGCCGTATCATCCGCTCCTTCCATGACAACCTCTCAAAAAAAAATCCTCCGCAAAAACCCTCCGCAGAGAAACATTGAC